TCTGTTGCATTTCTTCTCTAAACTCTAATTGTACTTGTTCTTGAGCCATTAAACTAATGTGCTCTAAAATATTTTTTTGAATTGACGCCATCACTGCAGGATTATTTCTAACCATGTTAGTTGACATAAAATTTAAATGCGCTGTAACATGAGATCTATGATCTTGACCAGGAAAAGCTTGAAAAGGTTTTCCTCCTAAAGCATCAATGTGTTCTAAAGAAGGATCTTTAGGCATTGGTGGTGGAGGTGGTGGTAAAATTTGATCTATATTTTTAACTCCAAGAGCTGAATACATATCTCTGTAAACTGCATACAAATTATGTATTTGTGGATTAGATGTAGCTAATTGTAATTCAGTTTGAGCTAAAGTAATTCTTTGAGACATAGAAAAAATATTTGGATCTGCAACAGGTACAATGTCTATTCTTTCATCAAAATCAGTTTGTTTAATTTGTCTTTGTCCACCTACAACATCGTAAGGATAAACTGGCGGTAAGTAAGTAGCAATGATTCTAGAAAGAATTCTAAATTCTTTTTTTAATCCAGTATATAATCTTTTGTGAATTGCAGACATAACTTTAGATCCTCTTTCAAGAAGAGCAACTGTTGTGCCTACGGCTGCATTTGAATTTCCTTCACCTATTTGCATTTCAGATATTGAAGCAAATCTTTGACCTGCTTGAACAACAATGCCCATAAGTTGTAATAATGTTTGTGATGGTTCTTTGTAAGGTAAAGGATAGAAAGCATCTCTTAATGATCCACCTGGTGCATCTACATCTTTAAATTCACCTGGTTGAATTGGAGAAGCTTCATCTCTAACTCTTACACCTCTTTGTTTAAATCCTGCTGGTAAGTTTGATAATGTACCTGCATCTAATAATTGACGAAGAGCAGTCGTTGCTGTTCTACTCAATCCACCAATCATATGAATTAATCCAAAACCATAAAATCCTAGTCCTGGTAAAAATTTAAAGTGAACAAAATATTGAATTTTCTTTTTCTTTGCATCTTCGGCTGCATAGTTTCTTCTAATTGAAAGAACTTTTGTAGTGCCTTCTTCGATTGTAACAATGTAAGGTAACTTGATACCAGTCGGTTCTCCGTCTGGACCATTGTCTTCAAAACCTTCAAGATCTAAATTAACATGGCATTCTAACAACGTATACATGTCATCAGGTTTTCCTGTTTTTGTAGTTCCTTCTAATTCTTTTTCTTTTGCTCTAAGTTTATTTTCTACAACAGCTGGTGTACTTAATTCTATATCAGAATAAAAACCAGCAACTTGTTGTTTTCTTAAATCATTCTCAGAAATTTTAACTGTATGAATAATTGCTTCCGCATCGTCTAATGAGGTAGCCGTGTACGGAACAATTAAATCATCTGCAGGGACAAACTTTGAAACAGCTCGTCCTAGTAAATCGTCATAGTAAACTTTTTTAAAAGCAGAGCCTGCTAAGGGTAAATGAAATAACATTTGATCAAACTCTGGTTCATATTCTTGCATTTGATCCATAATTTGATAATTCATAAAATCTTTAACACGTTGTGCTTGTTGTTCTTTTTGTGGAGTAGCAACTCCTAATACTTGTGTTCTTACAGGGCCATCGCTTGGTAATAATTCTTTGTAAGCCGTAGATTGAAACTGAGTTACAGCTTCTGCTAACACAGGGTGTGTTGCACCTGAGGCACCTTGAAAAGGTTCTGTTCTGTTGTTGTATTTAAATCCTAATAAATCTAAACCTTCCATATAAGATTGTTCCCAATCTTTTCTAGACATTTTGTAATCTGTGTAATTGTTTTTTAATTCAGATCCTAATGGATCTAAAACGTCATCAGGTAAAATATCTGCAAGGTTGTCAAAGTGAGATTCTGTTCCTGGTATATTTATTGCACCTGGTTCAAAATCAACTGTAGCTCCACCATCTTCTTCTGGTGTAACTTCTACCGGACCTTTTTCTTTTACTTCTTCTTGTAATTCTACTTCTTCCTGTTTACCAGGAATTTCTAATTGTGTACGAATTTGATTCGGAAGTGATTTATCTATGTCTGCCATGTAATCTCCTAGTGTTATCTATCACGTTTTATTATAGAAGCCAAGCCCTGTGGTGTGGGTCCTGCTTCTGGGGGTTTACCAAATCTTTCGCCTGCTAGTTTAGCTAGTCCTCCACCTGCAGCTCCTAATCTAGCTTGCTCTTCAATAAATTTTTCCATATCCATTTCTTGTTGAGGACTTGGTATATATGAACTTTGTCTTTTATAAGGCATTGGTTCATTTACTTTCCTGCTACCTATAAGAGGATTAAAACCATATACTTGTTCTAAACCATATACTTGTGCATTTTTTTCTAAAGATGCTTCAGGAAGATATTTAAATCCTCGATCATATTCGTCTTGAGCTTTTGCATCTGCCTCTTTACTACCAGGTATACCAAATTCACCTGCATTATATAATTTAATAATAGTGTCATACATTTCTTTTTCTGTCATACGTGGCATGTCTTTAATACTAGTATAAGTTTCTCTTTCAGGTTTTTCTTCAATACCTCTAAGATCAAAGTTTAATCCAGATACATCTTCTCCAACTCCGCCCATTTGTGTTGCTTTTAATCTTTGATTTGAAATGAAACTTTTAGATTTTGAACTATCATAAGCTTCATCTAAAGCTCTTTCTGAAAATAATTCGTTTTCCAATGTAACAGTAGAAGAAGCAAGATCTTTTTTTGCTGTTTCTATGGCGCTATCAAACTCTGAAGAATCCGGAAGATAATCAAATTCACTTCCTCCTAAATTTTTTAACTCTGCTTTTTGATTTTCAAAAGATTTTAATTTTTCTTGTTTGTTATAATAATTTTGAACATTACCATAAAGTTTTGCAAGTCCAGGATCAAGTTCTCTTGATATTTTATCCATGTCAGCTGATAACGTTTGATCTCCAGGGATTAAATAATCTGTTGATCTTTTTATTGACTCTGAAAAAGTATCTCCCATTCCCATTCTAACAGCAGATTCTAATCCAATTAGTCCTGCTTCTCCAGCAATACCTAATGCACCTAGAGTTTTTAAAACTCCTTGAATAGTTTTTGCTCCTGTAGTGTTTACTAACTTAGAAAAGTTTTTCATTTCAGAACCGTCTTTAAGGTTTCCTTTATTTATTTTATCTATACCTTTTCTTGTACAATTTGCACCATCTTGAAAACCAATACGACCGCCAGATGATTTGCCTGTGCCACAACCAATTATTTTTAATATTTCTTTTGATTGTCTATTAATTCCAGAGGTATTTTTAACTTGAACTTTTCCTTCTTCAAATAATTCATCTACTATATCGGTTACTTTTCTTAATTTCCTGTTTCTTACTAAAACATCTTCAGCTAGGTTTAATTCATCTTTAACTAATTCATTTAAAGGTTTATTATAACTATATCCTATTTTCTTTAAAACTTTTTCTTTACCTACTTTACTATATTTTTCTTTTTTTTTAGAGTCTGTAATAAATTCTAGACCGTATTGATAGGTTGTTCCCGCAGAAGAGTTTACTCTTGAAGGTAAAATTCTTAAACTAGTGAAAGGTTCATTTGATATTTGTTTAAAATGATCTACTGCATAAGGAGCCATTCTATTTTTATATCCATACGTTTCACGCATTAAATCATCAAATCGAACGGGTTGTTTAGTTTTAGGATGAATTACTTCTTTTGCATTTAATGCTTTTATTTGATCTTCAATTTGAAATAATTCTTTAAAATTAGGATCAACATCTGCGCTCTGAGTTAATCTAGCTAAATCATATGTTTCACCGTTATATTTAAATTTGGCTTTATTATATTTACCTGTTATCTTTTCGCCTTTTTCAGGTTCAATTAACCATTGTATTTTTTTACCACCTTGCTTAACGTGTCTACCTGCTATATCCATTATTTTAGTTTCCATATTCATTCTACGTGGTGGAGCAAATAAGTTTGTATCTTTTACATTGTTTTGTACTCTAAACTGTAGTTCTCCCAATGTTAAATCAGGAGCTCTACTTAATCTTTGTTTAGAAAGAGTAAGTGATAAATTTTTAATTACTCTTTTATTTTTTTCGTAAGGAACATAGCCTTTTAAATATTTACCAGGAGAGACATTAAGTCCTGTTAATTCTTGAAGTTTTGTCATTGAATCAAACATTTCTGATACAGGTTTATTTGGATTACTATAAAGATAATCAAAACCTTTTTTTAATTTATCTTCAGCTGTATCTAATTTACCGTATTTAGTTGTCCCTTTTCCTGCACCTATACCAGTTTTTCTACTATATCCTGCTTGTTCTTGTAGATCATTAAATGATTTATATTTTAAACCTTGATTAGCTTCATCAATTAAAGTGTCTAAAAGTTTACTTTGAGTATCAAAGTATTTTAACTTTGAGAGTTTAGTTACATTTTTACGATAATGTTTTTTTGCAAATTCTGGACCATAGTTTTCAACTGCCCATTCTTTAAATTCAGGAACATTTTTAAAGTTTCTTTTATTAACAGCTGTTTGTAAAACTTGATCATATTCTTTAGCCATTTTTTTATAAAGTTTTTCAGGTTCAGTAAATGCAGGGTTTCCTCGACCTTTTCCAGCATAGCTTCCTGGTTCATCAACAAAGCCACGCTTTGGTGTTGCTATTCCACCTTCGTTTAATTCTTGTGCAGGTAATGGTATCTTACCGTCTTGCAATCCTCTTGGATCTATAAATATTCCGCTTCCTCTTTCTTCAAGATTGGAATTGTTTGGAATCTTGTTTGGCATCACATNTAATCTTGGAATCTTACTACGGTTATTGGGCCCTGGACCAATGTCATCTACATTGTCTGTCTCATTAAGAATTTCTTTTATAGCATTAATATAAGCTAATGGATCTTTCATTATTTTTCTCCAAGTAAATAAGCTAAACCACCTTCGGCAAAATCCTCTGCGTCCATTGCTTCTTGTTCTCTAAAAGCATCTGCACGGTTTTCTGCTGCAACTTCTGCTTCTCCTACTTTTGATTCACCCGCATAATTTTTTTCTTTAAACGAAATTTTTCTACCTTTTGCAAATCCTTCCATGGTTCTTGCATCACCAGTTAAAATATCATCGACGCTTTCTAAAATTTCTCCTTCAAAATCTGTATTACCATCGGGATCCATATTTACAGGAACCTCTTCTGACGCTGTAAAATCTCCTTTAGTTTTAACAGCTTTACCTGTTTTATAATCTACAACTTCATACCCTGGAGGTTGATATTCCATATCGTAACTTCTACCGTAATCATTTTGACCTTCAACATAAATTCTA